GATATTATTAAATTATGAAGACTTCTAGATTTATCGTAGCAGCAATCGCTGCATCTTTACTCATCGCCCAACCAGCCCATGCAGATCAAATTACGGGTTCTGGTTCATCATTCATTGCTAACTTTATTAATGAATGCCGTGTTCAATATGGAAAAGCCTCTGGACATAACATAGAATACACACCACTGGGATCAGGTGCTGGAATTAATATGTTTATGCAAGGTACTGTTGATTTTGCAGCAAGTGATGTGGCTGCTTCACAAATTAATAAAGCAAAAGATTTTGTATATGTTCCATTAGTCGCAGGCCCTATTGCAATTGCATATAGAATTGATGGATACAAAGGTAAAATTCAACTAAAGAAAGAAACATTGGCTAAAATTTTTGCAGGGGATATAACAAAATGGAATGATCCTCAAATAGTTAAAGATAATACTATAAAGAAAGTAAAGCCAAAACTTCCAAACTTGCAGATTATGGTTTTCTATCGTGCAGATAGTTCTGGAACTACACAGGTATTAACAGAATATCTTAGTGCTATTGCTCCATCAATCTGGACCAAAACACCAAACAAAGCCTTTACACAGGTATTTCCAAAAAGCCAACTACCTATGGGAACTTTTAGTTCTGTTGCTGGAACTAATCTTATGGCATCTCAGGTTGCACGTACAAATGGTGCATTAGGCTATATGGAATCTTCTTATGCTACAAATCAAAATCTTGCTAAAGCATCTATTGAAAATGGTGCTGGTGTATTTATGCAGCCTACATCTGAGGCAGCATCTGCGTTCTTAAGTGACTTTGAGCCTGAAGGAAATGGCATCATTGTTCCAAACTATAACAACAAGGATAAGAAGGCTTACAACATATCCTCGTTCTCTTATGGCCTAGCACCAACGCAAGCAAGTGATAAGGCAAACATCATTAAAGGATTCTTTAAGTATACTGCCACTTCATGCGCTAGTCTTTCAGCCAAAAAATTGGAATACTCTCCACTTACAGGATCAGCATTGGCTATAGCAAAAGCACAGATTGCATTAATTGGATCTAAGCCTTAACTTATAAAAATAAATATATTAAAACATACGCTACAACCAGCATACATGAAAGAAGTATTGCTGGTTTGTAGAATTTAAGCAGTGGCATATTGTCCTAACTTGTGTGATAGTTTAAATGTTTCTTGCATACACCGATAAGTTTATAGCCAGCCATATCGTTATATAGGGCAACCTCGCTGCAGAAATGGCATTTTTCACCATTAAGCCTTTTCATAATATCAGAGTATACGGCAATCATACTTCAATTATAGCATATGGCTAATTTCATTTGTAATCACTTACGATTTAAACCTAATGCTGGCCTTGACATATCAGAGCCCTCATACTTAAACCAGAGAGTAGCAGAATATCTTTCTTTTACAGTATTTTCAAGTACTTCATGCCAATAGTCTGCATTACTAGGAAATGTAATAAAACTGTTAGCCTTTGGTTTAATCTTCAAATTATGATCCATAAAATTAATTTCTCCTCCTTCATAGTCATCATTGATATAATATATTACTGCAAAATCTCCTGCAGTATCCGCATGCTCATGCATCTTATATCCTTTTTCAAATTTAATTAAAGGAACTGTTCCTTTTTCAAAAGCATAAAGTTTTACATTATAAAAATTTGTACATTTTTGATAAGCGGTTCTAAAAATTTTTTCTAACAAATCAACAATTTCTTCTGGCATTTCTTTTGATAAAAGAAACTTAACTCCCCAAGGTTGAGTTTGCCAAGAATCAACACTTATTGTATAATCAAGCAGTTGTTTGTGTTCTTCTTTAGACAAAACATTTTCTGTAACCTGTATATTATTTATAGAGTTTCCTAAATTAGATTGGATCATCATACCACTCGCTTTTCTTATTAAAAGTAGACCCAGTATACTGAAACCACAAAGATGAACTATATCGGTCTCCACTTGTAATTTCAACTACTTCGTGCAAATAGTTTTCATTTCCAGGAAAAACAATTAAACTATTTGGTTTAGGTTTAATCTTTAATTTATAATTTGGAAAATTAATTTCTCCACCTGTGTAATCATCATTAATATAATATACTGATGCAATATGATTTGATTCACTTGACTCAGTATCTATATGTTGTTTTAAATAAAAATCTTTTTCAAATTTAAGCAAATTTAATGACAAATCTTCAAAAAAATTAATTTTTATATCATAAAAATTTTTAGATTTTTCATAAGCAAGCGTAAAAACTTTATTTAATGAATTAAGAATTTCTTTAGGCATCTCATGAAATATAATAACTTTACTATCCCAAGGTTGAATTGTCCAAGATTCACGGGTTTTTACAAAATCAAGTATTTGTTTATGCTCATCTTGAGATAACACATTTTCAGTATATTGTATGTTATTTATAGAGTTTCCTATTTTTGCAACATTTGCTAAATAGATTTCATCTTTTTTAGAATGATTTTGGATCATAATTCATAAAATTCTTTGGATCATAATTGATCTTTTTATATTTTTCTAGATTATCTTTTGTTTCTCCTACAAATGTAGAGCCTTTAAAAACAAAACTTATCTGGTAAGTATACCTAAATCCTTTTGTAACTTCATGTACTCCGTGAGCATAGTTTTCGTTACCAGGAAACATAATTAAACTATTTGATTTTGGTTTAATTTTTAAATTATAATCTGGAAAAAATATTTCTCCACCTTCATAATCATCATTAAGGTAATACATACCTATAATATGTAGATTTTTTTGAGCCTGTATGTCTATATGAAGGTTCATTTTACTTCCAGGACTCCACCTTCTTAAAAGAACGTCTCTAATTTCTGGATAATCATTTACTTTTACATCATAATAATCCATACAATTTAATCTAGCAAGTGGATATATTTTTTTTATAATTTTAACGTAATCTTCCGGAATTGAATTTGGGGCAGTTCTGTCTGTAGTCCAAGGCTCTTTAATCCAAGGGATTTGATCAGAATTATTTACAAAATTAGATAATGTTTGATACTCTTCATTAGGTAAAAAATTATCTATAACATATACGTTTTTTGCAGAACTTCCTAATTTAGCGGCATTTGCTAAATAGATTTCGTCTGGGCGATCAATCATCATATACCTATCATATCATAATTTTTTTGTTTACGTAAATTATCAAATAAAATTGCAATATGATTATGATAATGAATGCCTGGATGAGAATAATCTTTTGTCTTTTTATTATTTATAATTGAGTAATCAGACCCTCTTTCCCACTGTGGATGATCGTTAAACTCAGAGTTCTCGTGTAAAATACATTCAGAAGGAGAATAACCTGGATTAGACTGTGAAAAATTTTTTAATTTAAAATCTTTAATTTTGGACATTTCTTTCAAAATTCTAAAACTAGGATTATCCCATGTTGTCCAATATAATTTTATGCCATTTGTTAAACAAAATGATTCTAGAATATAAATAAAATTTATAGAATCTAATATTAACTGATGTGGAGAAACAGAGTCTTCTATATTTTTTTTATCTTTTATTTCCATATGTACACGATCTTTACTATACTGGCTAACTTTTGGATTGCAAAAAGTTAGTATTAAATTATCTGATTCATCCCAATACCGTTTACTTAATCCTGATTTATAAAACTCTTTGTCTATTACAACCATGCTTCTAAAAAAATCTGGAAATAAACAAAAAATTTCTTTTGGCATTTTATTATTCATGCAATATTTAATAATATTAGTACAAACATTTTTTACAGATGCTCCTTCAACGCCTAAATTAATGATATTTTTATTAATTTGGTTGCTTAAAATATTTGTCCATCTTGCCTCCTCTGGAACGCCAAGTCCAAAAGTTATAGAACAACCAGATGCTATTGCGTCTGAATTTTCATAAATTTCTCCACGAAAACCATATTTATTAATTTCGTATGTATTGTCATCATCAACAGTTACAACGTTGGCCTTGTCAAAAACATTAATGCTGTCAAAAACTATTGTGGAATTAGGATTGTGCAGTCCAACAATATTAGTGTTTGAAAAATGTTTTGTCAAATATTCTTTGTTTTTTTCTTTATCAAATCTATAAAAGTCTAAAATATCCCTTGTTAAATAAGTCATATAATTATTTTACCATTAAATAAAATCAAACCAAAGTGGCATAATATACCTTGATCCATTTGCAGGGGCAACATGGTACCAATAGTGAATATTTCCAGGGAATAAGACTAAATCACCAGCCTTTGGTTTAAATGATACACCTTGATGAACAAAGGATAGTTCTCCACCAGCATAATCATCATTCAAATATACCCAACCTGCTAAGTGATTTCCATCTTTATGCCCCAAGTCATCTATTGGTATCAATAGGCTATCATTATGCACCCATTGAGCAAAACGAGAATTTCTTGGTTTTAATTTTACTTTATATTCTTTTTCTATAATACCCTGAATTTGAGGAATATATTTTTCTGAATAATTAAGTGAGTCGTAATACAATAAAGACAGAGTAGGCTTGCCATTATTGTCGGGTTGCAGAGGACGATTATTGCTTATTTCTGTTTTATTAATTAATCCTATAATATTTTCACATTCTTTTTTACTGAGGTAGTTATTAAATATTTTTATATTGTTAGGACTGCTTCCAATATTATTAAAATTTTCCTTGGTTAGTTCAGATATTACAATTTGTTTTTGTTCAGGCACTACAATATTATTAAAATCTTTTACTAATTGTAGTAATGGTTTAATATCTTCTTGATCAGTATGTATCATAAAATCATATATATTAAATTGGTTTGATAGTTCTCTTATTTGTTTAACAACATCTAACATTGAACCCTTTACGTGATGATGTTGTTTTCTTGGCGCAGCATTTTTATCATACTTAACATTTT